CTTTGCAACACTTGAATGGTGGCCAGGTGGTCAAGAACTACTAGAGTTTGTTGATTCTATTCCTAACATCAATATTGAAATTCTAAGTTCAAGTGGTGGTCCAAAATTTCACAAAGAAGTAACAGAGCAAAAACAAAAGTGGTTACAAGATCATGGCATTAAATACAAACAAAACATCATACCAGGTAGCAGACTGAAAGCAAATTATGCAAGAGGTTCAGATACTATTCTGGTAGATGATACAGACTATGTGATTGCCGGTTTCATTGAAAAAGGTGGTATCGGTATTCTACATAGAGATTTAGGCAATACTAAGCAATTGATACTGGATGCTCTTGCAGTATGACTAAATACTATGATATAATGAGATTCATGTGGACAAGTCGTTTATACTACGTTTATACTAGGAGATACTAATGGATTTTTCAAAACTCAAAAAGAGTTCGTCTAACCTTGACAAACTCACCAAAGCACTAGAAGCAGTCAACACTTCTTCCGATTCAAATTCCGATGATGATAATTACTGGAAACCTGAACTAGATAAGTCTGGTAATGGTTATGCAGTCATTCGTTTTCTTCCTGAGCCACCACAAGATGAAGATGGACTCCCATGGGTCAAAATGTTCCGTCATGGCTTTCAAGGTCCTGGTGGTTGGTTGATCGATGACTGCCGTACTACACTAAATGAAAAGTGTCCTGTGTGTGAACACAATACACAATTGTGGAACTCAGGCATCGAAGCAAACAAAAAGATCGCCCGTGATCAAAAGCGTAAGCTAACTTATGTTTCAAACATCTATGTTGTTGAGGATCCTAAGCGACCTGAAAACAATGGTAAAGTTTTCCTATTCAAATATGGTAAGAGCATCTTTGATAAAATTAATGGTGCAATGCATCCTGAGTTTGAAGATGAGAAACCAATGAACCCATTTGATTTGTGGAAAGGTGCTAACTTCAAAGTTAAGATTCGTAAAGTTGATGGTTATCAAAACTACGATAAGTGTGAATTTGATACACCTGCTCCACTACTTGATGATGACGATGCACTTGAAAAAGTATGGAAGCAAGAATACTCTCTTAAAGAGTTGATTGATCCTAGCAAGTTCAAGTCTTATGATGCTATCAAAGCAAGACTAGATAAAGTTCTTGGTCTTGGTGGAACTGTAGCACCAAAAACTACAGTTGAAGATAGTTCTCATATGTTTCAGACTGAAGAAGATAAGCCTGTTGCAAAGAAAGCTCCAGTGAAAGCACCTTCAGTTGATGAAGATGAAGATGATGATATGAGTTACTTTGCGAAGTTGGCAGCAGAAGATTAAACAGATTAGACGGTCTTGTTTAGCCCCGCCTTAGTGCGGGGTTTTTACATTACAGAGGATCTACGCTGAAGTTTGTTTATAATATCTTCAATCGCATCATCACGAATAGGTGCCGCACCAGTTGCAGTACCAGTATCTTGACCACCTAGATTTACTCCTGTTGTTGCATTCTTATTGAATATCATAGGTGCTGATTGCATAGAATACATGCTCTCGGATTCTAACTCCATATTTTGTCCTGTAGCAGTAACAACAGGAGGTGTAGCAGGTAATGAAGGTGCTGGTGTTACGGTAGAAGTAGATCCTCCAGATATTTCTGAAGCAACGCCGGCGCCAGACATAGATACTGGAGTTATCGAACTTTTTTCTGGTGAAGTCGAAGGTGGTGTTGTAGGTTCTGGTTGAAATATTTTTGGAACAGAAAGTGATGATGTACCTACATCAACAGGTTTTGCTGATGGTTTTTTTCCTTCTAATATTTCATCGGCTCTGAAATTTGTTTCTACCATTAATTCTAATGGTGGTTTTTGTTTTGTTTTTGGATTTTCAAAAATGAATACACCATTTTTATCTTTTCCTGTTTTTTCATATCCTTGTTCCTTCATCAATTTTTCAATAACTTTTTGTTTCTTTTCTATCGCTTCTTTAATTAAATCCGTCTTTGTTTTTTTACCTTCAGAAGCATCCATAATGGCACTACCAAGAGCACCGGGATCACCCGCACCCAGGTATTCTTCTGTTTGTCTTTCACCAGCAAGTTCTGCTGCTTCTTTTCCTCCAGCTTCTTTCAATCTTTGGATTTCCGAATCTGATAATGCCATATAAGCACCAATAATTAATGAGCCTATAGCGGCAGCCATTCCAACAGGACTCAACAATGCTTTTAGTAACCAAGAACCACCTTCAACCAATGCTTTCAATACTGCTATTAATCCTTTACCTAACATATCAATTATTGGTTTCATTGCAGTAAATAACCAAACTAATCCATCTTTTAGTTGTTTTGCAAAATCTTTAAAATCAGAAAGCATTCCTCTCACAAAATCAAAAAAACCTCCACCTTCTTTTTTATCTACCGGTGTCGCTTTTCCTTTACCTTTACCACGAAGTGCTACTAATAGTTCTTTATGTCGGCGTTCATCTTCTATTTCTCTTTCTTCTCTAAAATTTTCATCAGCTTCTTTTCTTTTGTTTTCTTCATCAATTTGTTTTTTGATCAGAGCATATAGTTTGGCATATATGTCTGCCATACCTTCATTCTGTCTTACTGGTTGTAATGAACGAGGACTTCTAGCAAAAAATGGATCATATGCTGCATCACGACCTGCACCTTTTCTTGCAAAATATTGAATGTCTTCCGCACCCCTACCCATCATTCTACCTAAAATCGCAGTACCTAATTTAGACCTACCCACAAGCATACTTGCAATATTCAATGGATCAAAAGCTTCTTTTATTCTTGTTTTTCTTGCTTCATATTTTTGTGATATCGCTTGACCAACTGATCCAAAGCCACCACCTTCTGCAATGTTTCTTGCTATTAAATTTGTAAGAGAGATTTGACCAGTTCTTCTGGCTTCTCTATAATCTTGTATTGTGGCCATTATCCTGTTACTCCTTGTACAAATCTTGATCCATCCGATCTAGGTGTAGTCATAGTTTTTGAATTATCTGCTGAGGCTACTATATTATTGTTTTGATTTACTATGACAGTTCCTCCTGCTGAGGCTCTTTGGTCTTTTAAATCCTTTAACTCTGAAGATTTTTTATTTAAGCTATCTCCTTTTTGTGGAACGGAAGTAGGAGTTTTTTTCTGTTCCGTCAACTTTCTCTGTGCATCTAGAGCTTTTCCTACATCCTCTGGCGGATTTAATGCTTTTCCGGAAGCAGTATTTTGAGCATAATATGATTGTCCTTTTTTGACTTTTCTTTTTCCAACTGTAATATCATATGGAACACCAATAGATGCAAATTCCATAGCTAACTCTAATATAGCAGCATCTCTTGTGACCGTTGGATCACCTTCTAAGTAGGATTTTACCTTTTTTCTTTTTGTTCCAATTAAACCTGCTGTAAAAAGATAATCTTGTGTTTCGGGTGTTAAATATGTGGTTTTGGGATCTATCTTTAATGACTTAACTAGAGATTCCATTGTTATTGGAATTATTTGATATCTACCTACAGCAAATATTTTCCTTTCATCTCCAGACTTTAATTTACCTCTTTCTAAATATTCCTCTATCGTCATTTTAGAAAAATCATGATCAGATTCTCCACTAGCATCAAAACTTGCTGATAGCGTAACATCACGACCACCTTTTTTTACTGTTCCTTTATTGTAGGCATTATATTCACTATTATTTTTCCATTTTGTTTTTTTCCCTTTCATGGGAGACGAAATTTTGCTTTCGTGTGCAACGATATTTTCTGCAAGAGGACCAGCAGCAAATGATGCCGCAGAAGTAATACCTAAAGCAGCACCAACACCAATTCTTGTTGCTGTAGATGCTCCGCCGGCGGGTGCTGCTGATACTGGAGGAGTAGCTGGTGGTCCTTTAGGTGCTGCTGGAGTTGCTGACGGTCCTTTAGGTGCACCGGCCGCCGCCGTTGGTGGTTGTGTTTCTGATTTGGGGGTAGCAGGTTGTTTTGGTATTTCTTTTTTAACTTGATCCCGGTGTTTCTTTATATCTTTTGTTTCTTTTTTCAAGTTTTTTGGTTGAGTAGTAAGAGCTTCAATCAATTCTTTATTTCTTTTATCACGAACTGCTTCCATTGATTTCTCAGAATTCTTTTTTATTTTTTCTTCTTTATTTTTTTCGTCATAATAATCTTTAAATAAAACAAAAAGTTTTGCCGCAATGTTGGTAACAGAATCACCTTTCTGTACAGGTGTTTCTGATGTCACTGATTTAGTGACAAATCTAGGATCTTTTTTGTTCTTCAATCCTTTCTTCATACCATCAGATGATCCTGCATAGTTGTCAGCAGCACCTGGCTTTCTTGTACCAAACATTCCCGAAGCCAAATTAAGAGGATTGAATCTACTCATCAATCCTCCAGCATTGTTCTGCATTGTTTCTGATGGTTGTGGTCTGTTAGAATTTGTTCCTAATAGACTTCCTAATATACTCATCTACTTGTTCTCTGCGATTGTTTTTGTTTTATTTTCTCATTTTCTTCTTCCAAATAACGAATCAACATATTGACATAAACATCTCTTTCCCATGGCAGCATATTCTCAATTTCTGCAAGACTATATTTGTGGTGCTGTATCAAAGCGAAATTAGTCTTGTAGTAGTTCTGCAATGTATCATGACGAAAACTTACACGAAAAAATTGTTGAGTCCTTCAATCTCAAGTTTATGTTCGTAACCACACTTACCACATGTAAAGTCAACTGTTTTTTCCAACTTAGGTAGATTATTGAAGAATTCTTCTAGTCTACTAAATTGCTGTTGATTTAATGAATCAACAAATTCTTGCAATTCTTTTGGGTCTGCTTCTTTTGCATAATAAAATTGATTCCCATCATGAATATACTCAATGCTATCAGCAATCATCTTCAATGCAAATTCTGAAATATCTGTTGTGTTCTTTGTTTCTCTTACAATAGAGAACTCTGGATATTTCAATTTGATTGTTATGTTCTCTGTCAACTTAATCGTATCTGATATTCCTTCAGGTTTCTCTACTTGTATATCCAATAGATTAATGTTGACTTCCATGATATTACCGCACTCTTTACCTTCAACTTCATTATTGCAACGGTATTTGTTTTCAGCAACTTCACCTACTGATCTTGCACGAAGATTTAAAAAGTAAAACTCAATGTCAGTAATTGGAAGTTTTTCAATATCAATACCTTCAGTCAATGTGCAGTTGTGTAACACTTGACGAATGTTCTGCTCAATAGTATCTGCATCATTTGCTTCTAGAGCCATCAGCAAGTTTCTTTGTTCTTTGACTAGAAATGGTCTGAAACGAATGTGTTTTCCAGACAAAGGCAAATCAAGTTCATAAATTGGTGTATCTATTTTTGGCAAATTTGCCATAATAATCTCCTATAATAAATTAATCTTTAAATTTAGCAAATCCTTGAGCGATTGAAGTCATATCATAAATCTTTCCTGATGTACTACCTTTAGTAGGATTAAACGATGACCCACCAGCATACTTAGTCAATGCACTTGTCGCTGCATCAACAGCAGTTCCAACTCCAGCATTGATAAGATCCTCTGCAAACGCTGCAAGAGAATTGTTTTCCCAAGTGTAATATGCAAAAGTCACAGAAAGCTTGTGATGTGTATTCTCATTACTCCAATCTAAATCTAACTGATTAACGGAAATTGGAAAAGCATCAATCAGAGTAAGTGAATACGAAAGCTCATTTCTTACATTATACTGATTTACGGTAATTGGTGTAACATAGTCTTGTCTATAATTAAAATCATACGTTGTTTTTGGATTGATTAGATTCATCCAAGCATCAAACAATTTCTTTTCCGCCATATCATCACTAACCATAAAGGTCATTGTTGTATCATTAAATGTTGTGAGATATGGAAGTTTTTCTGTTGGACCATAAATCTTTCTTTCTGTGGTTGCTATATTTTTGCTCGGTAGTTCCGCATTTTCACACCTTAACTTCATTTGTCTTCCTGTGCCAAGATACGCCACAAGCTTCAGTGGAACCGGAATTTCCACATCAAATCTGGCTGGTCGGGCTAAGTCAGTTTTGAAGCTTGCCTTAAATTCGTTTAATGATGGCATTTACTTTTTCCTTATCTTTCTCATGGATTCTTTAAATACAGAATTCTTATTTTGCTTTTGGAATCTTTCTACTGGCAAGAATAATGCAGATTCCCATTCTTTGGGAAATACTTTCAAAGGTCGTGTGGCCATATGATCATAAAGATAGTGCTTCAGACAGGGTAGAAAGGCTCTGAAGCGTCTGGACGAGGCCAGCATATCGTAGGTCTTGTTTGTAATTCTAACCCTTTCTATGCCCTCTCCGTCATCGTCAGTAATGGCAAGTGGCATCAATGCATCCATTAACATACCACGAACAGTGGGTGGTAAATAATGAAAGTTGATTCCTAAAAATCCATCTGGCATTCTTTTTAATACCAACACTAATGGAAATATATCATAATATGGCAAAACATCAGCATATTTTGGATCATAAGCAAAGAAGTATAAGTTTCCTAATATAACCCTCGATTGCTTTCTTTGTTGCTCACGAATGATTGCTCTTGACATTTGAGCAGGATTACGAAGATTTCTTACTTGTTCTTGAAACCAACGAATGCTTTGCTTTGACAATATTTCATAGTCAAGCATTGATCGGTCTTGCGCTAGTTGGGTAAGTTTAGATTCCATTGAATATTTATGTTAGATACCAAGATGTTTTTCTGTGATAACTTTGAACTCCCAACCTCTATCTAAACAATATTCCTCTGCTGCTTTCCATTTAGCTTGATTTACACCATAGGTTGCAACTTCTTGTAGATATTGTTTAGTCAAACGTTTTCTAGGTTTAGGTTCTTTTGTCTCACGGTCAGGTTTCACTTCAATAATCATCGTTTTTGTTTTACCTTCCCTCGTCTTGACTTTAACGATAAAGTCCGGAAAATAACGATGAAATCTACCATCCACAGGAGATTTGTATGGTATGGTAAGTTCTTCAGATCCCCACTGCATAATGTCAGGATTCTTATCAAGCCAGTTCATCACTCTACATTCCCATGATGATCTGTAGATGATATTTCTGTAGTCTCCTATGTATTTTTGTGGGTTTGTTGGGTTAAATCGTCCAGAGTATGCCATATAAATACTTTCATTAATCTCTTATCTATTTAACACCCATGGCTCTCTTAAATCAAATTGGCGGAATATCCACTGGTGGGTTAACTGGAGTTCTCAAAGGTCCTCTAGACAAACTTTTTGGTAATACAAATGTTCCCTATAATTACAAATATCCTGCAAGTTTAGGTAATGATCCTTCGAGAATGCATATTGTACAGTTTACAATCTCTAATGTCATTCCCAAACAATTTGATGTTGTAGCTACTTATGATTCAATAAGTCAAACGAAAAAAGAAGAAATTGGCGCTAAGGCTCAAGCTGTGAC